CGGATTGATCCGCCGTTGCGTATTGTGGGTTTCTGATGTCCATGTTATGCAATCCTTATCCAGAGAGTGACCGAAACATCACCNCCGCTGCCGTTAGCAATACCCATACATCGCCAAGTGCCTGATAGAGATGAAGCTGAGCCGGGGATAGTCCCTACAGAGGCAGGGGCAAGGCCCGAACCCGCGCTCGGTAGTGCCAAACGTGTTCGCGCCGGAATCAATCTTCACTNACGAAACACGTAAGACGACCAACCCCCGTTAGCCCCCTATGTCAACACTTCCGCGCCCCCACCCACTGCAGTTTCTCCGCCGCCTGCCGCGAGTTTTGCAGAAGTCACATTGCCATCTGCAATCTTCGCAGTGGAAATCTGCGCGTCGGCAATCATCGCAGTGACAACGTAGTTGGGTGCAAGCTGTGGTGCGCCCGCAGCCTTCTCAAACGCAGCAACCACATTATCGCGCAGCGCGAAGTGGTCAATGGAGCGGATAGGTTTCCCAATCTCCAGTACTGAATCAGCAATTGCGGTCCATGTTGCCATATTTGCTATCCTTCGTTATTGATACACCCAACCGTCGCTTAAATCGGGCATCAACCCGACATCATCTGAATACCAAGCATTCGTCAACTTCTGCGCGTCAGATGCCACATCATAATCAACCATATCATCAGCCGTGTATCGACCAGCACCACGCGTAGAACCCGTTTCGAACGATTGCAAGTCAAGACGGATTTGTTCACCCGGCATCACTTCTTCTGCACCAATGACCTGAAACTGGCGCGACAATCTCTCGCCGAAAGCATTCGTGAACAGCGCCGAGCGTAACCGTATCAAATCGCCGGTCCAGATGTCGCGGTCCTTGGCATCGAGCAACAAGGAACCCACCACCGGATTGTCTCGATAACGTGCCAACAACCTGGTTCCAACGTCATTAACTTGTGCATCGGTCTGCAACCAGCGCGAAAACACCTTCTTTATCCGCTGTTCGTCGTATTCGTTTGCGCCCTCTGCGCTGGCGTCGATGCGGTATCGCGCACGTTTGAAATTGGCCGGATCATCAAGACCACCAGTGGGATTCGCCTGGATGTAGTAAATCCAAAGCTGGCTGATACGCTGCGTCTGGTCAAGTTTGAATTGCTGCGAGTTCATCAACACATTGGCGCTGTCGGTTAATTCAACCGGCGTTTCGGCGGGCGAGCGCACCGCTTGCAGTTTCACTAACTGTTCACGATCATCCCACCACAGGAATATCAGAACCTGTTCGCAGATTTCACCAATGAGAGTCGAAATGCCGGTTGGCTCTGTGATCAGCGTCGTCAATTCAAGACCAGTCAACCATTCGGCATCTTCGGCCAGCCATTCAGTGTAATCAAGCAGCGACGCATTGACGCCAGCATACGTGGTCAACAAATCATAGATGATATCAACCGCTTTTTCGCTCGTATAACGCAAGCACAACTGAACGGTATCATCTTCATCATGCTCCTGCGCAGTTGTGCCGTCAGTGCCACGTGTGACCGATGAAAAATTGACAGTTCCGGTGGGAGACTCGGAGCGCGATCCGTAAGTCATCACTTCTTCGCCAATGCAGATGGTGCCGGTTGCCGGATAATCAGCAAGGGCGGTCCCATCAGCGCTGAACGAAGTAGCGGAACTGTTAAGCGCCGCAGTCAACGCACCCGGAGACAATGTTGGTGCTTGCGCTTTGAAGTCATCAGCCAAACGCAAGATGTCAACACCACGAATGGACACCATACCTTTGCTGTCGGGTCCGGTGATGGTGTCCATGACGTAATGCTGCGTCTGCATGGATTCGATCGCTTGGCCGATGTAACCGTAGCGCACCCGCAACCCGCGATTCTGAAAATATGGGTTTCGCGCCATCCATTTTGTCCAGAACGTCCCCTGCAGCAGCGGGTTGTAATTGCGCGAAGTCACATACGGATCGGTCTTGATGTCGCCGTATGGGTGGTCAGTAAGTGAAACCGACACTGTTGACCGTTGGCCGAGGGGACCGGAAGAAGCGGACTGCCCGCCCGCATTGATGCGCCCTGGTGAAGCGGAAACTCCGCCAACCGAGGGAATCGCCTGCCATTCGGGGTTCGGGCGCTGCATCGGCTTGATGAAGCGTATGACTTTGGTGCCCTTGTCGAAGTTGTCCTCGTCTTGGCAAGTCTTGAACGTGTTGAAGCACGACTGAGCAGCGGGACCGGATGCCGTGCAAGGCGAAACCCCGTATGTATTTTGGCAGAAGTCTTGATCAATTTCGACCACGACCACAGGTTCACGCCCGAAGCCATCAACCGCGACAGCCGCTTCCGCGAACGACGCGGGTATCGCCGCGAACGGGTCACTACCAACAATTAGAATGCCGGGTATCACGTGATTCCTTTACAGCCGCCGTGCAAGAACAGACACAGCAATGGCGAGCGTCTTGATCGCGTCCTGCGCGCTTGCCAAGTTGGTCACATTCGCATCAACCCATGCGGANNCCTGCGCCGGGGTCATCTCGCGCAAGGCTTGCAGCTTCGTGTATTGCCGCGCTGCTGCTGCGTCGATCTCGTCCTGCGTAGGCTCGGGCGGAGGGTCTTCCGGTTCTGGTGTGTTACCAGCAGCAAGCCATTCCTGATACTTGCGCCAATCGGAGTTACCTGCTGCATCAGGGATGCAAGCACCATCAGAGATGCGGCGAACACCAAAATTCCCGAGTCCGTCAGTAAAAAGTTTATACATGGCTAGAACCTCGCATTCAGTGTGATAAGTTCTCGGGCTGCGTAACAATCGCCTGCTGCATTCGACGCTATTTGAAACCTGCCGCTAACGCGTTCGCCGAACGAAGTCTCAATGGCAGGGTACCCCCCCATGAGATTGGCGCGTAGACCTCCAGAGGAAACTGTTGCGGTAGGTAACGTCCTCATCTCTGCCGGGAAATACGCGGCATTTTCAACTACTTGGCCGCCGGCGGTCGCACTAAACCGTGCACTTGCTGTAGTTTTTGCGTAATAGCGCTGACACAGCGACAGCGTTTGCTGGATGCTGATGGCTTCGAACTCCGTAGCAACAGAACCTTTCTCAAGCTGCACACCCGCAAGACGGAAATTGTTGGCTACGTTGTCGCAGGCATTGACTTGATTGGCGGTCGAAAGAAAGTTGCCTGTCTCCCACGCGCCAGCAGCGGAAGCGTGAAAGGTTGTTCCAGCAGCAAGTGTGAAATCGACGCGAAGACCAATGCCGTTCGTGTAATCCCATGTGCCAGCAGTGGGTGAAGCATCAATCAGAACACTGGAAAACTCCCATGTATCTGCAACAGCTTGCGTGTATTCACGAACGAAACTGCGATCAACAGCCGCATTAGAGTAACGGATGCAATACGTTCCCGTTTTGGTGTGCTTATGCCAGAACTGATGGCACAATCCAACACCCGCGATATGCACAAAATTACTACCCTCAACGTAAGTGCTTAACCGGCAGTTATCACCAGCAGCAATCGAGGAGTCAACCGTTGTGCAGTCCACCAGCACAGAAAATGGAATCTTGCGGCCAGCTTCTGCGATGGTGGGGACATCAGAACTCCGCGAAACAGTATGCACCATCGCACCGACTTTGTTGTATTGCCACATTTCAGCGAAGTAGGTGCCAGTAGCAATCGCAGCAAAACTGGTGCCCTCCTGCCAGATTTGGAAGTCGCCGTTGATGTGAGCGTTCTTGCCCACAGCAGCACCGCCACCCCCTGCGTCAATGATCGTCTGAATCACATCAGCAGGCAGCGTGTTCGCAATCGTCTTGTTACCCGCCGAGAACGCTACCTTCGCGCCAGTCGATGATGCGAGAACAGTGGTGCGCTCAAGCACCCCTGAATTCAACGTGCCGAGTCCCACTTCCCATTCAGTGGGAACAGCAACATTGCGCGCACAGTAATAGAGCGTATTGGTATCAACGAAACCCGCAGCCGCAATGCCGCGATACCCGGACACTCCACCCAACAACGCGAAATTAGTGGTGCCTTCGGTCGTCGACTGATCTACTACCGCATCTTTGAAAACAGCAGTCATAGCTTCTGCTCCTCGTTATTCGTAACCAGCACCGGAAAGCGTGAATCCGACGCTCATATAACTCTTCGGCCCGCTGTTATCGGGCGCAATGTCGCTGTCGCACGACGCGTATGCCAGTTCAGCGGGAAATTCCGAAGGACGCCACGCAAAGAAAAACGGATAGCTGCGGGCGGATGATACGAACGGATCGAAGTTTTCCCGATACCAGGTTGCGGTTAGATTTTTCCACGACACTGATGTTTTTAACCCCGAACGAATAACGGAACGGCCCAACCACTGGCCGCGTTCGCTGACCGTTGGCCGAATGACGGTTTGCCGCGACAGCGTTACTGGTGAATGACCGACATAAAATCCGCGCTGCATGGCCAGAATGCCGCCGATGAAGACAACGCCAATCGTCGGTATAACATCTTCTACATACAACCGCCAGTAACGAGCGCTGACTGCCGGGAACAGAAAAAGCATTGCGCCGTCAGTAGTCGGTGCGACAGATGACGGCGCAACCGATGCATCATTGGCGTCGTCCCATGTGGAGCCGTCGCTGCTGTGCTGGACAGTGACGCGGGCACCAACACTCCCTATGTTGTGCGCGGCAATGCCGACGTAATTGATGGAACGCGCCTCACCAAGATCGACCTGCCACCATGCCGGGACTTCTGTTGGGCGCCAATATTCATAGGTGTCGTCATTACGGGCCGCTATCGCCGGAAATCCCTCGGCTTCGCTGCTGGCAGTTGGTATCAGCGTTCGCGCATAAGTTTGATAACCGATGCGCGCATGCTTCAACGAACCGGTTTCGGATTCGACAGTGGATGAATTCTTAATGTAGGTTGTCATGATGCAAGCACCACCTTCGCGCCGTTGCGTTGTGCTTCAAGCAGATTTTCCAACAATCCGCGCATACGACCGCCGCTGAAAAGTTCGTTGTCGTTCAATCCCTGCACCATGATGGTTTGGTCTAGGGAGCCACCCATGCCGCCTCCCGCCGTTCCGCCGCCAACGGGCGTTACAGGTGGTGCCGCCGTGCCGCCCGCCAAAGAGGGAGCCGCACCGGAACCACCGCCGTTGAAACTCTGAGAAGCGATGGAGCGCACCTGTTGGAAGGCAACCATCGCATGGCCCGCCGCCATTGCCAGATTGAGCGGGTATGGGTAAGCCGACATCGTTTTCGAAATGCCGATGTATGCATTGACGATGGCATCCGCGATACCGAATGCTTTATTCGCATTGAACATTGCCTTGTTTTCACGCGCCACGCCTGCTGTCATTTGCGTCATGGCACCAGTTACGGTTTTCACCTGATCGGTTAGTGACTTGTTCTGGAACTTCTCCAGATCGGTCCACCCCTTCTTGCGAATCTCCAACATTTTATCGGCATGTTGCTTCTCCAACGCTTCTTTCAGCCGCTGGAATTCGCCAAGTGCCAGCAATTCTGTCTCTTCCGCTGCTATGAGCGCCTTTAGCTTGCGCTCGTATGCTTCGATTTGAATTTCTTCCTGAGTCAACAACGAATTGCGCAGCGCTTCAACTGCGGCCATTTGCCGCTCTTGCTTCCGCAGGTCTTCTGCCTCCTCGCTTCTCTTTAATTGGACCAACGCCAGTTGATGTCGCTCTTCCTCAGCAGCAAGCAACTGATTGTATTCGGACTGGCTGATCATCCGCTTTTCCAGAAACTCTTGCAATTCCGCAAGGCGTTTCCGGTTGGAATGAATTTCTGCCTCTTCCGCGCTGCGAAGAGCGGCCCGCAATGCTTCCAGCCGCGATATTGCGTCCTTGTCTTCTTTCTCTTTCTTGCCACCGGCACCGCCGCCGATTTTTTCACGCGCTTCTATCACAGCTTTACTAGCACCATCAGATGCCGCTTTTGCTTCTTCAAGGAAGGCTTTGAAAGTCTCGCTCGGCAGCGGCGCGGTGGCTAGATCGTGCAGTTCGCCTTTCAGATCAACAACACGCTGCCTGGCTGACGCCGCCATCAACGCGAGGGGCGTGGTGTCGGGATCAATCTTGTTTTCGGTGAACAGATTAGCAAACGAAATCATCGCTCGCGAAATCCCATCCGCCGCCTGGTTTGCCATGTCCCAGATCGCAGCAATTCCCAACACTATGCCCTTGAACACCACTTGCACACCGCGAAATGCATCAGCTAGCTTCCCGGCCAACCATAGCGCCGTGTCAATCGCTTCCGTTATCTGATCTTCGAAACCGCGACTCTCAATTGCAGAACCGCGCAGCATCATGGCGACTGCTTCGATAGCTGGTGCAAGGGCAACAGTCAATCGATTTGCGGCACCACGCGCCACTTCGGAAATAGCAGAAATCGCATCACCAGCGCGTTCGATTGTCCGCCCATCAACATCAGAAACGGCAAGTCCGAGCGCTTCTACTTCTTCGCGAGCGGTGCGCATCGTTGCCGCGTCGATTTCAGCAATTGCGGCACCCATGCGATTGCCAAGCAGGGCACCCGCTGCCGCTGCGCGCTCAGATGCGGGGACATTCGCATCCAACGCTTCATTGACGGCCAGAATGCGCTCGTCAATATCCATCTTCGACAGTTCAGCAGCAGAAATGCCGATGCGGTCGAATGCTTCCGCATACATCTTTTCGCCACCAAGAGCCTCGCCGATTGCAACATCCAGGCGTTTAGTGGCTGCGGTCATTTTCTCCTTCTCAATGCCCGCCAACGATGCCGCACGTTGTAAAGTCTCAAGACCGAGGATGGAACCGCGAAGTTGTCGCGCAAGTTTGGATTGTGCATCGATAGCCGACATCGTTTTTGTCACGATGCCCGCAACCAAAGCGACGCCAGCGGCTGTGGCTGCGATTGCTATGGCACCAATAGCATTTACAGCGCCACGACTCGACTCAACGAAGGAACCGACAGAAGACGTCGCTTTTTGCAGCGCCTTATCCAGTTCGGAATTGTCGCCGCCGATAACGACGTTAAGCTTTCCGATGGTGCCCAGATTAATCGACATCAAACGCTCCTTGTTCGACCAGAAGACTGTGCAACTCTTCCAACTCCGATTCGTTCAATGTTCCCTTACGAATCTCGGCTTTCTTCGCTTCCACCATCCACCAAAACTCCACAGGATGCAATTCCCAAAATTCGTGCGGCTTAAAACCCCATGCGACAACCGCAACTTTGAACGCTTCCTTTACTATGCTGCCGGTGGAGTCTCCGCCTTTTTTGCTTCAACGTCCCCCACTTTATCATCGGCAACTTTGGATTTGATCGCGCCCGGAGGAACCATCATCACCAGAAGTGTGCCGATAGAATTCATGGTAGACGCCAGCATTTCACCTTTGTCAAACATACCGAGATAAACTTCTTCATCGGTGACTTTGGCACCAGCATGCCGCAGAGCAACAGCGAACGCCTGCGACAGCCTCACCATCGGGACGGCGCCAGTCGCGTGAAACCGGTGCAATTCACCCAAGGTGATGATTTCTTCAACAGCAGCGATACATTTCATCACGCGGTTGGCTGGAATGGTGAACTCCTGACCGCCCCATACCAACTTGATGTCTTCGAAAATGTTCATGATGGCAAAACCCTATTTATTGTAAGCCGTTAAAATCAGGCACCCGGAGTGTAAGTAACCGCGCCAGAAGATTGAAACTCGGCGTCAAACGTCACTGCGCCCTGATACTCGCCGGTTTCGGAATAGCTGGACAGATGAAACAGACCAGACATCTTGCCACCACCGGGATATTCGAACACAGTTGATTGTGTTCGATCACCGGCGACCAACGATTCGGCAAGCAGTGTGTGGTTTTTGGCGACACCACTTACCGACATCGACACCGAAAGTTCAGATACGTCTTCCAACATCTTGCGCCAACCGGCATCGTCATCGGTGGTGATATCGATTGCTTCACCATTGGCAGTGAAACTCTTGGTTCGAACACTGGCAATCAAAACTTCCGACGACGCAGTGCCACGCTTTACTAGCAGGGAACGACCCTTCACAGGTCCGGCAAATGCAGGCATGATTAATTCTCCGTTAACAGTCTAAAACGTTGGACACCATGGCGGGTCCGCCCATCCGAATCAAGAAAGACTTCGGAAAACTCAAACAACACTAGCACAACATTCTGCCCAGTAACCGTTAACGATTGATTGTGCAGAGAATTCTTCAATACGGTCATTATTTCGCGCACTTCCTTGAATCCGGCGTATTCACTCCATGTGTGGACCGTGATTGTTGACTCCAGACCGATTGAACTGTCGGTATCCCATTCAAGTTCGGTCCCTTCACCGATGCGCACATACGGCTTTGCCGCTCCTTGCGGAACGTCATCATACACAGCACACGAAATCAATGCCGTAGCAAGCGCAGCATCGAACTTCAATTTCACCGCTTTCTGGATTTCGAATGCGGGCGAACTCATTTCAGCACCTTACCAGTGACTTTGGATGCGGCGTTGGTCGTGGCTTTCTTTAAGCGCTCCACGTAATACGGGCGCTGCGCTTCCAGTGCCGGGAACAGATGCGGCCTACGCTTGCATTTTCGACGTGCCGAACTCCAACATCGGCGCNTTATCCAGACCGGAACCAACAGCCGACACCAAACGGCCATCGACGCGGTGATAGCTGCTGGCCAAATCACCCTGATCNGTTGCNGGTGCTTGCCCCGGAGCGGATGCACGATGTGAAATAGCGCCACGCTGGTATACACGACCAGTTTTTGGTCCTTTCTGTATGGAACGGACAACACCGGTCCGCACGCGCTCAGCGGTGTCTTGGACAGCACTGGTCAATTCAGCTTCCATTTCCTTGCTGAAATTGTTAAGCGCCAATATCAGGTTAGCGCCACCAGTGATTCTACCCCAAATGGCCATTATGTTGCCACTCCCTCTTGCAGATGTAATTCGAGAAAACGGTTGCGCTCTTCGATGTTGATGACGGCGCGAATGTTGAAGTTGCGCCCGCCATACACTAATCGCATCTTCGGCACAATGGTTGCCGTGTAACGCGTCAAGAATTTGTGCGTAACGACGGCTTCAAGCTGATCAGCATGTAAACGTTCATTACCCGATATCGGCTTCAAAAATCCAAGCTGACTGGCAATAACGTTCGACCAGGTGCGCGCAGAACCGCCGCCGCCATCCGCAACATCAGTGTATTGCTGAATTGCGGCGTTATGTCGCATCATTCCCGCTGTGATGTCGCAGCACTTCATGTCTTGATCACCCGATACGACGACCACATCGTTTTAGCGCCGGACTTGTCGATTGCTTCTTCACTCTCGCAGGTGCCGCGATGCTCATACACATACGCGGCCAATGCTTTGATTCCGTCTTTCAGCGGTTGCGGCACGGCGGTGCCATCGGCGCCATAACCGGCAACGTAAATGATCTGCGCGGCATCACGAATCCGGTAAGTGAGGGTCGGCNAAACAAACCCTTGGCGCAACGAAACTGTCGGAGTCCTGCTCTTCACATCGGCGTAATACGATGCAGCATCGGCGGTCGATTCGTCATCGTTCTCGCCATAAAACTTGACCGAAGTGATAGATACCACTGGCGCACGGCCCAACCTAAAGCTGGTCGGTGCACACAAAATCTCTGTCACCGGCATTTCACGCACACCATCAAACCAAGTATCACGACCCGGAGCGCTGATTAAATCATAGCGTTGNGTGATGGTTTGCGTAATCAAAGCCANGCCGCAATGCCGTTCACACACAATCCGTGCCGATAGGAGCAGAGCCGTAAGCAGCGCCGTATTGCTGCCNTCAACAGTNAGTCCCAACCACGCNCCNAAATCGGCGGGCAATACGGGTTCCGCTGNTGGTGCCGCCGAAACTTCNATGCTGTGATTGGGGTTTCTCATGATTGCTTACTTCTTCTTGTTCGGCTTAACCGATTTGTCGTCGGTGCCGCCTTCCAGCGATTTGTCNTCATCGCCGCCTTCGCTCGATTTCGCCGCCTTGACTTCTTCCAGCATATCGAAGTGTTTGGCATGCTGCGCAGCATCCATCGGCAGTTCGTCCAGCGGTGTGCCTTTGGCGTAAGTCTTCATNTCGAAGCCGCCGTGCGCGTATTTCAATTCNTGTTTCAGCGCTTTCATCTTTGTCGCTCCTGTATCTGGCGTAAACATTTAAAGAGGAGGACCAG